CAACAGCGTTGGCACGACGTATGCGCTGCAGGGTTTCAAGCTCAACGCAACGTACAACGATGTTGCGGCAGAGTTCGTCAACATCGCCTGCATCCGTACCAATACGAGCGCAGACGTTGGCGTCTTGCTGCTGCTGCGCAACCCGACGCTGTCTGCGCCGCTCGTCTACACAGCAAGCAGCAGGTATTCTCAGTCCTACGCCACAAATCAGACCGTGACAGCTTTGGGATCGACGATCGTCGCAGAGCCGGTTTCGACAGCCAGCACTGCGTTGGTTGACGGCAACTACCGGAGGTGGATGCACAAGTCTATCGGCGGCACATTCGACGAATACGTCCTCGCTTACCGGCCACTAAGCGCCAACCAAGCGATCACCGGCATCGCTACAGTGAAGGAACACTGACATGGAAATGAGCACCACCACCCCGAAGAAGGACGTGCGCAAACGCTTCGTCACCCTCGAAGAGTACCGCAGCAGCTGGCGCTCCCATTGGTCAGAGATAACCGATTACCTGCTGCCACGTCGCGGCAGATACTTGCAGGAAAACCAGTCCAGCAAAGGTCGCAAGCGGTCCAACAAGATCATCGACAACACAGCAGGACAAGCCCTGCGCACGTTGTCCGCTGGCATGGTGTCCGGTCTGACCAGCCCAAGCAGGCCTTGGTTCCGACTGCAGACGGAAGACCCCTACCTGATGGATCAGGATGGCGTGAAAGATTGGATTGGCGCAGTAGAGATGCGGATGCGCTCCATCCTCTCAGGCAGCAACTTCTACAATACAGCTGCTACGCAATACACAGAGCTGGGAGCTTTCGGCACAGCCGTGTCGATGCGTGTCCCGCACCCGACGCGCACCATCCACTTCAGATCACTGACGGCAGGCGAGTACGTCATCGCCGAGAACTGGCTCGGAGACGTCGATACAGTTGGCCGCAAGTTCATGATGACCGCCAGCCAGATCGTCGAGCAGTTCCTGACGCAGCGCAACGGCGACATCGACTGGTCACGCGCGAGTAATGCGTTGAAGAACGCGTGGAACCGTGGGTCGTTCGATACGCCGATCGAGGTGGTTCACATGGTGCAGCCACGCCGTGATCAGGATCGCGACCTGCGCCGCCTCGACGGAAAGAACAAGAAGTACGCCGACATCTACTTCGAGGTGGGGGCAGACACTGACGTCGTCCTGCGCGAAGAAGGCTACGACAGTTTCCCATACTATGCTCCGCGCTGGGATGTGACCTACGGCGACGTCTATGGGTTTAGCCCAGCAATGGAGCAACTCGGCGACATCAAGCAACTTCAGCACGAACAGAAGCGTAAAGCTCAAGCAATCGACAAGATGGTGAACCCGCCAATGGTCGCGACGACCAACCTAAAAGGCAAGCCATCCAGCGTGATGCCTGCTGGTGTGACCTACGTCGATCCGATCAACGGCGGCGCAGGTTTTCAGCCTGCTTACCAAGTGACGCCACGTATCCAAGAGATGTTGATGGACATTCAAGAGGTGCAGGGTCGCATCCAACGCGGCTTCTACGCAGACCTGTTTGCCATGATGCTCAATTCCGATCGTCGCCAGATCACGGCGACAGAGGTGGCCGAGCGCCACGAAGAGAAGCTGGTACTGCTTGGTCCGGTTCTGCAGCGCGTAAACACCGAATACCTTGACCCAATGATCGACGATCTCTTCTACATGGCGCTCAAGGCAGGCAACCTACCGCCGCCGCCGGAGGCGTTGCAAGGTGCGCAGATCAAAGTCAAATACGTCAGCCTTTTGGCGCAGGCGCAGGAGGCAGTTGCCGCGTCGAGCATCGAGCGCACCGTCTCTTTCGCAGGCAACATGGCCGCAGTTGCTCCAGATATCTTGGACAACCTCAACACAGACGAGGCACTGCGCCAGTACAGCGAGATCTTGGGCAACGGGCCTGAGCTTATCCGCGAACCAAGCGTGGTTGCACAGATCAGAGCCGAGCGTCTGCAGGCACAGCAGGCGGCGCAAGCGCAAGAAGAGGTGGCAGCGATGGCGCAGACAGCACAGGGCGGTGCGCAAGCAGCCAAGCTCCTGTCAGAGACAGACGCTCAGGGGCCGAATGCTCTGCAGGCGCTGCTAGGTGCTGGCGGATGAAGGCAACATACGACGCATCAGATCCAGAGCACATCAAAGCAGCACAGAAAGCTGAGGATGATGCGGCGAAGGACATCGATTACATCCTGAAAGAGCCGCGCGGACGACGCTGGCTCTATCAACACATCTTCGGAGCGGCGCACGTCGATCGCATTAGCCACGTGCCAGCGTCCTCCGACGACACTGCCTTCAACGAGGGCGCACGTAGCGTCGGCCTTGTGCTGATGGAAAGCATCAGAACGCGAGCACCGGCAAAATTTATGTTAATGCTGGAGGAGAACCACTTTGACGATTGAGAACGAAGACCTGATCACAGGCACAGTAGAAGATAGCACACCTGCCGTCGCACCAGAAACGTCCAATACGGACCTACTTGACATCAAGCCCAAAGATGAGGCACAACCAACAGTAGACGGTGATGTGCTGGCGGGTGCCGACAAAGCCGACGACGAAGGGGTGCCAGAGTACACCTTCACTCTTGGCGAGGGCGTCTCAGAAGACGCGATCGACATGGAGAAAATCGAGGCCTTCAAAGACAAGGCGGCGGAATACGGTCTGTCACAGGATCAATTCCAAAAGCTAGTCGAGTATGATCTCGATCGTTCGCAGGCAGCTAACACGCAGGCTGTCGATGAATGGAATGGACGGGTTAATGAGTGGCGTGAAGCCGCTCGCACTGACACCGAAGTAGGCGGAGAAAAGTTCAAAGGCGCTTTGAAGCAGGCTACGGCCCTCGTTTCAGCATACGGCGACGCGGACATGATCAACCTTCTGAAGTCTCCCAGTGAAGACAACCCCGACGGTCTGGCAATCGGCAACCACCCAGCTTTCCTACGAATGATGAACCGCATCTCGAAGGTGATGATGGACCCAGTTCCCGTTGACGGTGACGCAGTGCCAGACGACGCACGAGCCAGCCTCCAGCGCATCTACCCAACGATGTTTAAAGACAGCGCATAATCAAGGAGAGCCAACATGGCCGTGCTTAGTGTCAAGAACCCCACCCTCGCCGATCTGGCGAAGGTTACAGACCCAGATGGCTCGATCGCAGATGTGATCGAGATCCTAAACGAAACCAACGAAATCCTCATGGATATGACGTGGCTGGAAGGCAACTTGACGAGCGGTAACCGCTCTTCGATCCGCTCCGGTCTGCCAGCTCCAACGTGGCGTAAACTCTACGGTGGCGTTCAGCCAACCAAGGCGCGCGCCGTGCAGGTCACAGACACCTGTGGCATGTTGGAAGACTATGCAGAAGTAGACGCCGCCCTTGTTGGCATGGCCTCTGACCCTGCAGCATTCCGCCTGCAAGAGGATCGCCCTCACATCGAAGGCATGAACCAAGAGATCAGCGACACGCTGTTCTACGGCGACGAGACTACAGCTCCTGAAGAGTTCACTGGTTTGTCGGCGCGTTACAATGATTTGTCAGCTGCAAACGCAGATAACATCATCGACGCGGCAGGCGTTCAGTCAGACAACGCCTCAATTTGGCTGATCTGCTGGTCACCTAACACAGTCCACGGCATCGTGCCAAAAGGTTCCAAAGCTGGCGTTCAGCAGCGTGACCTTGGCGAAGTGACGATCGAAGACGCAGACGGCAACAATGGCCGTATGCAAGCGTTCCGTACGCACTACCGTTGGGATGCTGGCCTCTGCCTGCGTGACTGGCGCTACGTCGTACGCATCTGCAACATCGACCGTTCCTTGCTGACCAACGACATCTCAACTGGTGCAGATCTCAATGATCTCATGCACCAAGCTGTGAGCGAGCTGCCAAACGCGGCGTTCGGTCGTACGGTCTGGTACATGGACAAGCAGGTGCTTGGCTTCTTGCGTCGCCAGACAGCCAACGCAGTCTCCAACTCTACCCTGTCTACAGACATGGTTGGCGGCACAATGCAAACCTCATGGGGCGGCTTCCCAATTCGCCGCTGCGATGCTTTGTCGGTTGACGAAGCCCGCGTAACCTAATTGAAAACGAAAGGAGTTTTCTTATGATTGTAGATAGTCTTCTAGAGATGGCCTCCGCTCAAAGCGTTGCTGCAGCTGCAAGCACCGCCTTGATCGGTGACGTCATTGACCTCGGTGCTACGCCGCAGGACCACGGTGTTGGTGAAACCATGTACGTTGTTATCCGCCCGACAACTGAAATCATCACGGCAGGTGCTGCTGGGACGATTAAGTTTCAGGTGGTATCCGACGCACAGGCAGCCATCGCCACAGACGGCAGTGCCACTGTCCACTTGGACACAGGCACATTCGTCACTGACGGCACAGACGCCAACGACGCACAGCTGAAAACGACTGGCACCATCTTGGTTGCCACTCTCCCAGCTGGCACGTCGCGCGCATATGAGCGTTACCTCGGTATCCTCTGCGTAGTCGGTACGACTGAAGTGACAGCCGGTGCTATCGATGCGTTCATCACGCACGATATCTCTGCGTACACGTCTTACGCAGACGGCCAAAACTAAATAAGAGGGGCGGCAGTGCCGCCCCCTTTCACCTAAATTCAGGAGTGAGACAAGATGCCAATCCAAGTTCAGTTCGGTAAGAACGGTTTCCACCACCCCGCCTTTGGCCGCCTCGGTCGCGGCAAGACGATCTCCACGATCTACACTCTGCCAGATGATTTCGCCCAGAAGGGTATGCTGCCACGCAGCGCACAGATCATTGATCCAGAAGATCTTGAAGACAAGCTGGAAGAGGCGGAACAGGCAAAGCCGGTAAAGCCAAAAGTCGCAGACGAGGCCGCCTTGAAAAAGGCACAAGCCCGCGCCGCAGAAGTACCAAAAGCCAAAGGCGGCAGCACACGAAAGGCCTAAGCAATGGCAGCCACGGACCTACAAATCGCGCAGCTCGCTCTCCAGAACATTGGAGACCGCTTCGACATCACGTCCCTAGACGAGGCAAGCCCAGAGGCCGAGCAGGTCGCACTGGTCTATGACCACGTTCGCGACATGCTGCTGCGCGAGCACCCGTGGGGCTTTGCCAAACGCTTTACAAATCCGGCGGCTCTCGTTGGGACGCCGCCGGATGACTGGCTGTACATGTTCACATATCCGGCAGATGCGCTGAAGGTTACGCGCATTGTTAACCCCGCCGGACGTAAGGCACTTCCAATCGAGTTCGCAGTTGGGCGGAACGCCGATAACAACAAGGTACTGATGTGCAACCTAGAAGAGCCAGAGATCGAGTACATCAAGCTGATCACTGACGCTGGGATGTATGATCCAGCTTTCGTTTTAGCGTTCGCTCTACGCCTATCTGCTGCTATTGCGATGCCAATCACGGGTGACCGTGGTATCATGCTGGAAATGCGGCAGCTGGCATCGGAAGCCGTGTCACTCGCGAAGAGTGAAGACGGCAACGAGGGCGTAGAAGTAGACGACGAACCCGATCCAGATTGGATCACCGCAAGGAGCTAAAAGTGGTACGGATCATTCAGCCTAGCATGGGCGGTGGAGAGATTTCCGCTGCCGTTGGCGCAAGAGTAGACCTTGCAAAACGTGCCGTGTCAGTCGAACTGGCTGAGAATTTCGTAGCCAAGTTCAGCGGCGGCATGGAAAGCCGTTCAGGTCTGGAGTTCGTGTCACGTGTAAAGTCGGTGGCCGGTGCGAAACGCCTCATACCTTTCGAGTTCAACACAGAGCAGACGTTCGTCCTTGAGTTCGGGGAGCAGTACGCCCGCTTCCACACACTTGGAAACCAAGTTCTCGACAGCTCTGCTGTGAAGACCATCACGGCTGTAACTGCGGCAGATCCTGCCGTCGTCACATCCACAGCCCACGGCCTCAGTAACGGCGACGAGGTGTATGTCACTGCTGTTGCTGGCATGACCCAGCTGAACGGGCGCAACTTCCTGATCGCCAATGTCACGGCCAACACCTTCGAGCTGCAAACTCTCGATGGTGTGGACGTCGATGCCAGCGGATACACCGCCTACACATCAGGCGGAACTGCCACGCCACCATATGAGGTTGTCACCCCCTACAGCGCAGCTGACCTGTTCGAGATCACATTCGGCCAGTCAGGCGACGTGATGACACTGTGCCACAACGATTACACGGCGCAGGAGCTGGTCCGTTTGGACAACGATAACTGGACACTGACAGACGTCGAGCTGCTGCCGTCGATGCCATACCCTTTCGACATGGAGGTAAGCGTGCGCGGGGAAGTGACGAGCGGCGTCATCACTGCCATTTCAAAGGCAGCCGTCGCATCAGTGACGTCCGCCACACACGGGCTGACGACTGGCGACCAGATCTATATGCAAAGCGCGGCGACTATGGTTCAGCTGAACAACACCTCGTTTGTCGTGACAGTTACCAACGCAAACGAGTTCACGATTGCTAACCACATTACCGAAGTCGCTGTAAACAGCACATCATTCACCACCTTCAGTGGCTCAGGCCTGTGGGTGAAGACAAACGACCACCGCTACTACACGGTGACTGCGGTGGACGCTGACAATCTGGAAGAGAGCTTACGCGGAAACAGCAAGACAGCCCCAGCGATCGCATCGATCACCAAGGCAGACCCATGCGTCATCACAACAGCAAGCGGACACGGCCTGAACGAGATGGATCACATCGAGCTGGATGGTATTGTCGGAATGACAGAGCTGAACGGTTTGCGCGTACACGTGCGTCCACTCACCCTGACCACCTTTGCCCTCGACAGCACCGAAGGTGTCCCGATCGACAGCACCAACTTCAGTACCTACACCAGCGGCGGCAACGTCTACCCACTGTTCGTAGAAGCCGTAGGCTCTAGCCCAACCACCACCAACATCCTGAGATGGGTCGGCAACACAGGAGCTACGCGCTACCGCGTCTACGCATCAACAACTCTCGGTGAGTTCGGCCTTATCGGCGAGACGACAAACCTAGCTTTCGAAGACAATAATTCAGACCCAGACTACACCAAAGGGCCGCCTGTCCTCTTCGACCCCTTCGCAGATCCTGACGGTCTGGGCGACAACAACCCAGCAGCCACTGGCTTCTTTCAGCAGCGACGCGTCTTTGCGAACACGCTTGAGTACCCCAACCGCTTCTACCTGACGCAGTCTGGCAACTTCGATAACTTCACGCGCAGCTACCCTCTTCAGGATGACGACGCGATCATCAACACGATCGCAGCTCGGCGCATCAATTCTATCCGGCACGTCGTCCCTTTGACAGACCTGATCCTACTGACGGGTGGCGGCGAGTATCGCGTCTATTCAGAGACAGGTGTCTTCACGCCATCCACCGTCAGTGTGAAGCCGCAGTCTTATTACGGATCTACCAGCCTGCGCCCGCTGGTGGCGGGGCCGGTCGCCCTATTCATGAGCGCCGGTGAGTTCGTGAGAGATCTGACGTACCAGTTTGCTGACGACAAGTTCATCGGCAAAGATCTGAGCATCTTGGCACGCCACCTGTTCAACGGCTACACGATCGTTGACTGGGACTACGCACCAGCCCCACACGCAGAAGCATGGTGTATCCGCAACGACGGTATCGCACTGTGCCTGACGTACCAGCCAGACCAAGATGTCTACGCGTGGACACGACACACGACAGACGGCGACTTCAAAGCAACTTGCTCGATACGAGAGGGCGCATATGACATTCCCTACTTCATCGTCGAGCGCGTCGTTGGTGGCGTCACGAAAACGTACATCGAGCGCATGTCGAAGACAGATTTCTCGCAACTCAGTGACGCCTTCTACGTGGATAGCGGCCTGACCTACGACGTCCCTGTCACAGTGACCGGCTACACCTCCGCAAACCCTGTCGTTGTCACAGCTGTCGGTCACGGGTTCTCCAATGGCGACATTGTAGATCTGCGAGACATCCAGTCTGTAGACGCTACGACAACACGAAAGAAGTCTGTCTCTTCAGAGATCAATGGCACCGGCTATACGATCGCTAATGTCACCTCGGACACCTTCGAGCTGACCACCGAAGGGACCGACGTCGATGGTACTGCATTCGCTGTTTACTCCTCCGGCGGCGAGGTGCGGAAGGCTGTCACCACAATCTCTGGATTGTGGCATCTTGAAGGAGCAAGCGTGGTGGCAGCCGCTAATGGATACTCTGAAGCGGCGCAGACAGTGACCAACGGCACGGTCACCCTATCGACGCCTGCCAGCACGGTACACATCGGTCTACCCTACACCTGCCGACTGATCACACTGCCGCTGTCAACGTATGCGGACGGCGGGCAGTCGGCTCAGGGCAGGCCAAAGAACATCAACCGCATGACCGTTCAGGTTGAGAGGACGATGGGCATGTGGTATGGACCAACTGTTGACCAGATGCGCGAAGCCAAATTCGGGCTGCCTTCTACCTACGGCCAGCCGCTAGAGATGGTCACTGACGACATTGACGTGACTATGAAGTCAGACTGGGGTAAGAAGAAGCAGATTGTCATCGAGCAGCGCGATCCGCTGCCCATCACGATCTTGGCGCTGGTGCCTGATGTAAACTACGGCGGATAGTAATGATCGAATACAGAGACCTTACAGTAAACGACATCGACGGTCTGATGTACGCAGCCATGTCCTTCTTCGAGGAGCGTGGCACTACCGCTGACCCTGACCGTACGCGCACCATCACCCTAGCTCTCATCGAGCACGGCGGCCCGCTAGTGTATGGGGCGGTGGATGGTAAGAGCGTTCTTGGGTTCATCGCTGCAGAAGTCGTGCCAGACATCTGGACGGACACCACAGTAGCGTCGGAGCACGCCTTCTACACATTGCCTGAGCACCGCAACAAGGGCATCGGTGGGGCCATACTCACCCACTTCCTCACGTGGGCTGAGGAGCACGGGGCAAACGTGCGTCTGATGATCAATGGAAACGTGGACGATGACGCTGCCGCTGCCATGATGGAACCGTATGGCCTTAAAAAGTCTGGCGTGTTTCTCACGAAGGAGATCGACTGATGGGTTTCACAACAATTCTAGCCATAGCTAGCGTCGGTATGCAGGCGATAGGCGCAAGTAAAGCCGCCAAAGCGCAAAAGAGTGTATCGCAGGCAAACGCTGCACAGGCAGCAGAGAACGCCCGCATCGCCAAGGAGAACGCGGCAGACGTCGTAGAGCGCGGCGAGATCGCGTACAAGGATCGAGGTCTGCGCACACGTCAGATCATTGGTTCAGCACGCGCCTACAGCGCAGGTGCAGGTATCAGCCTCGAAGGCGGAACCACAGCAGCAGCACTGCAGGACGACATTCGGTACGCCGGTGCAGCTGACATCCTGACGATGAAGATGAACACAGGCTTTGAAGAGAAGCGCGCGCTAAATCAAGGTGCGCAGTTCACTGCCCAGTCAAACCTTTATGCAAAACAGGCCGCAGGCATCAGCCCATTCATGTCTGGACTGACCGCTGGTGTTGGCGCGCTGAACCAGAACGCCGACATCTTATTCCCATCAACAGGCGGATAACAAAATGCCAATAGTCCCTACCCCAGCCACCCAAGGCGTAGCCCCGATCGGGGATATCCAGCGGGCCAGCGGCGCGCAAAACTTCCAGAATGTCCAGCAAGTGGACATGGGTTTTGGCGCGCGGCAGCTGGGGCAGCTTGGCAGCTTACTGGGCGACAGCGCCGCCATCCTGCAAGGCCGCACCAACAACCGCCTCCTTCTAGAAATGCAGGCAGAGGGTAACGCCCTCGAAGAGGAGCTGTTCAATCCTAAGACGGGCGTACGCACGCGCCTGCAGGGAGACGCGATCGGCGCGACGGCAGAGATAGAAGGCAGATTGGCAGAGTTCAAAGCTCGGTGGCAGGCTACAGAAGGCCTGTCAGCGTCAGGCCGCGACAGTGCAACCAAATACCTTGAGGCTCACCGCGCCCGCCTGACATCGACAGTTGCGACGCATGAGACCTCCCAAAGCATGCAATACGAAAACACGTTGATCACTGCCAACGTCGCCAGTCAGATAGAGCGCGTCGCCCTGCACACTGACGACGACACGTGGGACGCAGCTGTCGCTAACCTGACTACATCCACCGACCGCCAGATTGATTTACTAGGCCTCGAAGCAGACGTTGTCGGCGAGAATGGCGACACGCCGCGCAACACCGCCCTGCGCGAGAACATGACGCAGGCTGTCATATCAAGGGCAGCTGCACTGGCTGACAACGGCGACGCAACCAAGGCTCTGGAGTTCTTGGAGGGCGAAAAAGAAAACATGACGCAGGACGCCTACCGGAAGGCGAAGAAGGCGATCGAGACGATCGCGACAGAAGAGCGGGTAGATGCCGTATCTACTCAAGCCGTAAAGCTGACTATGATAGACCAAGGGTTCTTAGAAGCGAAGCTCTTAGACTTGGGCAACGTCGAGTTCGCTATGGGTGATAAGCGGCCAAACAAACCTAACGACGCATTACTAAACATCTTGAGTGCAGCTACCACCGCCGTCTTAGGAGACGGGGCGCGCGTACGCATTACATCTGGCAAAGAGAACGAAGGCGAGCAACACGGCGCAGACAGGCACCCGACAGGAAACGCCGCAGACGTGCAGTTCATCCGCAAAGATGGCAGCTTGGTGAAGATCCAGAGCGCAGAGGGGCAGGCTCTTATCGCACAGCTTGAAGCGGCTGGCATCAAAGGTCTTGGCGCGGGTGACACATACGATGGCGAGCCGTACATGGGTCCACACACCCTGCACGCAGACACCGTACGTGAGAGCCGCTGGGGGAATTACTTCGACAACCGTTTTGCAGATGTGGTGGGTGTACCAAGATCTGGATCACAAAGTTCTGGGTCAAGGTCAGAGACGACGATCAGGCTACCACAAGGCGACGCGCCAGATGTTGACCTCATGTCTTCAGGCATGGAGTTCATCCTTAACTCTGGGTTAGACGCCGACGATATGGCGTCTGCTATGGCGTCCTTCAATAACGTCTTTGCTGGCATCGAGAGAGACCGCCAGTTCCAGCTTGCTGGGATACAGAACGGCATCATGGAGCGGGCTATCGAGGGTTTGAGCCAAGACGAGAACGCTCCCCTGACCAGCTTCATTAGCGCGCAAGAGCGCATCGCCCTCGGCGGTGACCTCGGTACAGTAATGGCAAAGCTGGAAAACATACGCCTCAGCATCGACACAACAGACTTCAACTGGTTTGAGGAGAACGCCTCAGACGTGGCAGCGTATGCTGCTAAGATGCAGGAGGGTACGCCTGAAGATCAGGAGATCTTCAAAGCCGAGGCCAAGATGAACCTGTCGCGTGACGCCTACCTCGCAATGGAGGACGCAGTTGTGGCGTACCGCGACCAGCAGGCGACTGACATACAAGGTGCTGGGCCAAAGCAAAGTGATATAGACGCGGTAACGGGCAGTGATGCAGCACTACGCGCCATCACGGGAGCGTATAATCTAACCGATCTCAAGGGTGAAGACGGCGCACTTAAGCGCGACCTATATGAGACGTGGAAGGTGACGTTCGGAACGCTCGTACGTCAGTCAAGCCAAGACCGTATTAAAAACGGAGACCTGACGCCATTTACCGAGCAAGATATACGCAGCCTGTTGAGTATGCAGCAGAACCTTGTCGGCGGCATCGAAGGTTTCTCAAGTGATGTAGCGGACGCTGATACTCTTGCCCGCGCCCTCGTTACGGTAGACCTAGCATACGATGGTGACACTGAAAGGTTCATAAGTGACCTGCAAGACGGCATGGTGATCGCTGGGCAAGAGGTGCCGCCAAAGCTTGTGCAGAGGATTGTTGACCGCTACTCATACGACGCGGATACAGAAGGCCTGACAGTTCCACCATCAACTCTGCTGTGGGAAATCTACAGGCAGGTGGACAGCAGAACAGTAGACCGTTATTTTGTGCCTACTATGCTCTACGACGAGGGGATCACCGCCCAGCAAGGCATGCTCGAAGGGCAGCAGACCCCGCAATTCTTTGGGGAGGTCCGCCCAACCTTTGACGCTATCGTTGGTCAGCAACCGACTGGAGATGAGGTACGCACACGTGGCATGATGACCTTTAAGAATATGCAGAACCCGCCTAGCCCGCCTGCAACGTGGGCAGATCTAGACACGCTCGGACAAAACATACGAGAGGCTGGCTTGGGTCCGCAGCTCGATTTCCCCGATCCAAATGACAACAGTGATGTCAATAGAGATGCGACATCAGCGCCACCGACCGCCTCTAACACAGAATGGTTCACAGCTGACCTTGTGCAGAACCTTGATCTCGTATTCGATGGGGAGTTGATTACACCAGATCAGTTCATTCGCATCATCAACTCGGCCAGTGCTGGGACTACTTACACGCAAGAAGACATCGACGAGATGTACGGAAACTACTTAATGATGACGGGAAAACAGTAGATGGGCGATTACGCAAAGCAGCTTCGCGACCGCATCATAAGCGACGGCATGGCCGGACTGAACAAGGCAGCCGCTTTGGCTCCTCAGTCAGTAAACAGCGCACCTTCCATCAGCGTTGGCACCGGCCTTGAGCAACGCAACATGCGTATCCGTTCTGCCGCTATTGGTAACGCGCGCACCGTTCTGCAGAGCTTGGGTAATTTCGACAACCCGCACGCACGGATCTTGGCTGAGTACATCGACGACGGCGTAAACTTAGAAGCTGTGACGAAGGACGCTTGGCGCTACATCAATGGCAGCCGCATGAAATCTAACATCGTCAGCTTCGGGCGGTCGATCGGAAATCTGCCGGAGGATGCCAAGCTCGCAGGGGCGACAATCAACACCTCTCTACTTGCTCGCCGACTGGACCTGATGACGGCTGCGCAGCTGAATAGGACAGAAGACGGTCAGATCGATTGGGACAGCATCGGCGGAGATCTGAGCTTACTCGACAGGGACGTTATCGAGAACTATGCCAAGTGGGACGACGCCCGCCTCGGCGCTGCTATCGACGCAACAGCTGAGAAAGTGCTGTATAACGACAACTACAAGGATCAGCTCGAACAGCAGCAGCGCGACTTTTCTTCTTACCAAGAGCTGCGCGGTCGAGGTTATGAGAAAAACTTCACCGACATCAACGATGTCAGCAGTTTACTAGACTGGATGGCTGCGTCAGGAACGCAGGTTGTCGGCAGCTCGCTGATCATCGTCGGAGCTGGTATCCTTACAGGCGGTACGGCGTGGGGCGTCATGGGATCATCTGCCGTACTTGCTACATCAGAGATCATGCGCGATCTGGCGATCGACGAAGAAGGCCTGACGATGACCGAGCTTAGGCGTGCAGTCTTGGCAGGTACGGTGTCAGGCGCGATCGAGCTTGGTATGGGTACACCCGCCCGCATCTTCGGTTCATCCTTCCGTAAGTCAGTAGCACGTGAGAGCTTCCGCGCAGCAACGCGCAACGTCAGCCGCGAGGTCATGAAGCGTACGTCCACTGGCTACGTCCGGCGCATCGGTCGGAGCGTGGCAGGCAACGCTATTGAAGAATTTATCCAAGAGGGCGCGCAGACTTTCGTCGAGAAGGTCGGCATCGCCGGTATGGATTTCAAGCTGACAGACGAAGTCCTTCTGGAGATGTTCAACTCTGCGATGGCCGGTGCATTCGGTGGCGGGTCGATGGGCCTCGCTCTCGGCACGCGCGCGAACATTCAGACAGAGCGCATGGCGCAGCAGATGCGCGACGCAGGCGTCACCGTGCAGACAATGTCAGAACTGGCAGCCGTCGCAAAAGAGAACAAGCTCATCAAGACTGCACCTGCTACGTTTACAAAGCTGGCAGGCAAGCTCGGCCTTGATAACATGTCCGTATACTACCAAGCTGAGACGCTTGAAACGTGGATGGCAGACAGCAAAGTAGATCCTGCAGACGTCCTGCCGCAGCTCGGCATTACAGAGGCAGAGTTCACGACAGCACTAAACTCAGGCGGCAGCGTGTCTGCTTCCACGTCCGGCGTCATGGCGTATGGACTGAGCAACGAAAACTTCAGTCAGTGGTTCCAAGAGAACGGCTCGATCACGCCGCAGGGCTTCTCAGCTGCAGAGGCTGCAGACGTGACAGTTCTGAAGGAGGCTATCATAGCCGACCTGAAGCAGTGGCAGGAGGCAGGCAACGATCGCCCATCCTTCGACACCATCAAGACGCTCATCAAAGATCAGGTCCGTAAGGCTGGCCGCAGCGCGCGCGAAGCCGAGGCAGGCGCGACACTGGTCGCCAGCTTCTTCGAGACGACAGCCGTACGCTACGGCGGCGGCAACATGACCGGCACCGACATGTTCAAGCGTTTCGGTCTGCAGGTAGCGAAGGGCAAGCGCGGCCCACAGAGCGCAGAGGGTGGCTACACGCTGACGCAAGGCTCGATCACGCAGACACCCGCCTTCCAGCAGTGGTTCGGCGACAGCAAGGTCGTGGACGCTGATGGCAACCCGCTGGTCGTCTACCACGGGACAAACTCTGAGAACATCGAGGCATTTGACCCTGCTATGTCAGGGCAGACAGACACCGGCTATTTTGGCACAGGGTTTTACTTCTCCCGCACTCGCCGGTACGCCGATAGCTATTCCGAGATTGGCAGCACCGTACCTGTTTATCTGAGCCTACAGAACCCGCTAGAGATCACGATGGGGACTGACGCAAATCTCACAGACACAAAAGCAATCTTGCGTGCGTTAAAAAACAGCCTGCGCAAGATGGACGGAGTGACTACAGCAGCAGATGTGAATGCACTTTTCGATGAAGCTACGGGTGGCCGCAACGGAGACATCAACACTGTAGGCAATTACTCTGCCGCACTCAGAGCATTCGCAGAGGCGCGAGGTCACGACGGCATCATCGTCAACGCTTCAGGTGGAGAGATACAGGCATCAGAGATCGTCGTCTTCGATCCGACACAGATCAAGTCGGTGGACAACGTCGGCACCTTCGACGCCAACGACCCGCGCATCCTGTACCAAGGGGCCGCAGACCCACGGTCGCTGGAAGCTACCTTCGGTGAGCTGGAGACGCGCACGTTCCCAACAGGCCGCGAACTGAAGGTGTGGCTGCAGGAGCGCGCCATAGCTGAACAGGAGGGCGGTCTTGATCTAACGACGCGCATCCTCGCCAACACTCCGCAGGCTGTTGTCGATGGCATCGCCACAGAACTGTCAAAGGTTCTAGAGGCTGACGCGCGCTACGCTCTACAAGACAACGCTGGTGCGATCGGCTGGTACGACAGGACGACAGCAGAGGCGATGTGGGTGGCCGGTCTGGTTTATCCAGAGCTTAACACAGACGCGAACGCACGCGTTCGTTTCATGTGGGCGCTGGCCGCCACGTCTAACGGTATCAAGGTAGACAAAAACTTTGACTACGCAGCGATGGCCTACGAAGGCTACAACGCTCAAACAGGTTTCCCAGAACTGTCTGCTGGTGAGGCGTCATCAGCCATCAACCTGCACCTTAAGCTGTACCATGATCTGAATACGCTTTGGGGTGCCGACGCCCTGCGCCAGTTTATGATGACCGAGTTCACCGTGGCAGACGTCAAAAAGTTGACAGGCATCGAGGTCAGCGGAGAGAACGCAGACACCGTTGTGCGCGGAGCTGCAATCATCGGGGCAAAGCTGGGCAATGGCTTCTACTCAAACCTGAACGGCGTCTTTGATGCGCTGACGATTGACCGCTGGAACATGCGGACAGTTGGCCGCGTGCGCGGCACACTCATCGAAGCCAGACCAGATATGGTGGCCGCATCGGCAGCTCGCCTGCAAGGCGCTGTCGCATCTCTAACACCTAAGCAGTTGACCTACCTGCGCGGGTTCTTCAACGGCAAGAGCCAGATCTCTGCAGACCGCATCGGCAAAGATATGACAGCTGCAGAGCTGGAGGCTTTTGGCAGAGAGGTCAAAAAGCGCAGTGCAGCGCCAGAGTGGCGCGACAACATCTCTAAGCCCTTCGGCAAGAACTGGACCGGCGACGAAGTGCGCCTGTCCGGCAACTCCCTGTGGAATTACATGGATGGTCAGGTCGAGATCGCCAACAACGGCACAGAACGCGGCATGATCCGAGACGCCCACCAGATTGCTTTAGAAGCCCTGCAGGCTGACCCAGAGCTTAACATTGCCACACTGAACATGTCCGATCTGCAGGCGCTGTTGTGGTATCCTGAGAAACGCCTATATGATGCTGCCAAACAGAAAGAAGGAGCAGAACGTGGATACGAAGACGACGAAGCACCAGACTACGCAAACGCAGCCCGCAAGTGGGCAACAGCCAGAGGCGTCACAGTTCCTGCAGCCGGACCAGACACAAGTAGAGCAGGACAGGGCGATCAAGGAGCGGTCGAAGCCGGAGCTGTCAGCCAAGGAAGCGCAGGATTTGATCCAGAAGCGTTACGAGACTTCCGGCGGAGAGCAGGCATCCGATCCCTTGTCGGGGGCGGAGATCCGCGTGCTCCAAGGAAAGTTTCCGACCTTGTCAGCAGAAAAAGCCTTGGCGATGGCGCGAGCGTTCGGGGGCTAAATGTCCTCCAAAAACTGACAGCGCCAAAGAACAAGCGTTTCGGTAAGTGGATGTCTGATATGGGGGTGGCTCTGCCACCTCTATATGAGCTTGCATCGACCGACGCGCAGGCTTTCGCAGATGCCATCACAGCCTCGAAGACAGCCACACCGTTTGGTGCGGCTGTCTATGTGTACGAGACCAGCCAGTACGCTGACATGCGCCTGTATATAACCGAAGACGGCGGAGCCGGTTTTGCAGTAAAGCCTGACGGCGACATCGTCTCGGTGTTCGGGACAGCTCCAAAAGGCGTGGTGGACTGGCTGCTGCAGGCAGCCATCGACCAAGGCGGACG